TTAAAGAACTTGGCGATGTTCTTTGGTACTTATCTTCACTCGCTAGTATGTGTGACGTAACACTCGATGAAGTGGCAGGTCATAATTTAAATAAATTATCTAATAGATATCCAGGTGGATTTAATCAACAGCATAGTATTAATCGAGTAGAGAACATTTCACCAGGAGATAAAGTTTTATTTAGTAATACCCAATATATTGTGGATGATGTAATTGGAAATACATTATTGATTAGTAACGATAATGATGATCAGCAAGTTAATGTATATGATGTAAAGAAACTGTAATTGGTTTCTTCTTAAATAAAGGTGGTGAGATGTATTGTTCGAGTGGCTAGAGTTATACCAGAACTTGGATATGCAACAGCAGGCATTAGAGATAAAAAAAGATATATGCATTGAAGAAATGGAGAGGTGGCACTCAATAAGTTATGCACGAGCAGACTTAGGAAAGAAGCATGACTTTCATTCTCGCTTACAACAGGTCAGCCGTATTGAGGAGGAGTTAGAGGAATTGAATGAGAGGATAAAGAAGTTAGAAGAACAGAAGGAAAGAGTATTAAGTTTGTTGGACCGCTTCCAAGGTATAGAACACAAGATACTTAGAAAGAAATATGTAGATGGTATGACATTACAAGAGATTGCATATGACTTAGGTTATAGTGAACAATACATTAGAAAGAAACATGCTGAGTGTATCAAGAGAATCAAGTTCATTAGTTAGTAGTCAACGTTGTCAACAAACAGTCTACACAAACTATTGATTAATCATGATATTGTTATAGCATAGAAAAATTATAACTAGGACTGACACATTGTGTTGGTCCTTTTATTATGTGATGAAGGAGTGATTGATATTGGTATCATGCGAAGATGTAATCATCCAACATGTAATACATTGATAAGTAGAGACGAAACATATTGTGATAAGCACAAAACATATACAAACAAAGCATACAACGATACTAGAAGAAGAAACGATCCAGAATATATCAACTTCTATAAATCAAATGCTTGGTTAACTATGAGAAAAAGAATACTTCTGAAACATGATTACTTATGTAGTAGTTGTGGAAGAATTGCTGAAGTAGTCGATCACATTATTCCTACCAAAATCGATTGGTCAAAGAGATTGGATGAAGAAAACCTTCAACCATTATGTAATGAATGTCATAACAAAAAGACACAAGAAGATTTAAAAAAGCAAAATTAATAAAAAACAAAAAAGCGAAAAATCAAAAATTCAAAAAATGAAAATTTGAAAAAATAAAAAGTCCCACACCAATTTTGACGGCCGAGGAAAAATTTTTCCCCGGAACGGGGCGGGGCTTTCTTTGTGACTTTTTCCCTTTTTTAAGCCGAATTTATGAAGGAGGTGGTTTGTTTGGCAGGAAGAAGACGAGTTGCGACTGATGTTACTAAAAAGAACTTAACAAAAGATGAAATCAGACAACGAAAGCAAGAAGAAGAACTTTTGAATGTCTTTGAGGGTGTACCTGAACGGCCACCAACTTGGTTAAGTAAATTGGCCAAAAAAGAATATAAGCGTATTGTTCCCTTAATGAAAAATTTGCCAATAGCAAACCTAGATTTACAAATCGTTTGTCACTATTGTGAGCAAGTTTCAAGTTATTTGGAACTCACTAAAGAACTACAAGAGAATGGTCATAATATACCAGTTCGAAATGACGACGGTGAAATTATTAACATCAAGATTAATCCTGCAGTATCAAAAAGGTTAGAAGTAGCAAGGGAAATGAGAGCTGCAGCAAGTATGATTGGTATTAGTTTAGATAGTCGTATAAAAATTGTCGCACCAAAGAAAAATGAAGTTGTAGAGGACCCAATGGATGAGTTCTTTAGCTGATAATAAATTAATTGATCCAGTTACTTTTTATGCAAAAAAAGTGCTAAGAGGCGACATTTTAGCATCAAATATGGTTAAAAGAGCGTGTAAACGGCATTTAAAAGACTTAAAACGTGAAGATTTAGCATTTCAGTGGCAACCAAACAAGGCATTACATGTTATTAATTTCATTGAGAAGTTACCAGACATTAAAACTGGTGAATGTCATCCACTAGCATTATTTCAAAAGTTTATTGTAGGTAGTATTTATGGTTGGCAGAACGAACAAGGTCATAGAAGGTTTAAACGTGCTTATATCAGTATGGCCAGAAAAAATGGTAAGTCAATCATAGTTGCTGGTATTAATCTTTATGAATTACTTTTTGGTGAAAATCCTAAATTAGGTAGACAAATATATTGTACAGCCAATGCGAAAGACCAAGCTAAGGTTGTTTGGGAAATGTGTATGAAACAATTGAATTCATTACGAGATAAATCGGCTAAAGTATACAACATTACTAAAATAACAGAATCAAAAAACCTTTTGGCAAATAAGCGTGATGGATCAATATTGAAGCCACTTTCAAAAGATACTAAAAAATTAGATGGATTTGACCCATATATAGGTATTCTAGATGAATATCACGAAGCTAAAGACGATTCAATGTTTGAAGTCCTGCGTTCAGGTATGATTCAACAAGTGAATAGATTAATAGCTATCATAAGTACAGCAGGCTTTAATTTGAATGGACCGATGTATAAAGAATATGTATATTGCAAAGGGCTAATGTATGGAAAGTTCGAAAATGATAATTACTTTGTTTATTGTGCTGAAATGGATAATGACGAAGAAATAGATAATGAGAAAAATTGGATTAAAGCTAACCCATTACTTGAAGTTGAATCGTTTTATGATGTTGCTTTACAAACAATCAAAGACGATATGCAAGAACAAATCGATAAAGGTGAAACACATAAAATTAAAACAAAGAACTTTAATATCTGGCAATCAAATAGTGAATCATCACTAGTCAATATAAAAGATTGGGAAAAAATAAGTGTTGAACATATACCTGATATTAAAAACAGAGATGTTTATATCGGTGTCGATTTATCAAGATTAAATGACTTAACTGGTATTGGTTTTATATATCCTATAGATAAAAAGTATTATATTGATTCACATGTATTTGTTGGAACTCGAGGTGGTATTGAAGCGAAAATAAAACGTGACAAAATAGATTATTTAGAAATGGTGAACCGAGGCAATGCAACTTTAACACGGTCTGAATATGGAGTTATAGATTTCGAACATGTAATTGAGTTTTTAATTAATTATGTAGATGAGCATAACTTAAATGTTATTGGACTATGTTATGATCCTTGGCATTCAGAAACATTTTTAACTTCGTTAGAGAAGCGGAAAGATATTAACTGGCGACTGATTGAAGTAGGTCAATCATTTAAAGTAATGTCACAACCAATTAAAGATTTTCAACTTGATGTCATTCAAGAAAAAATCATTCATGCAAGTAATCCAGCGTTAGACGTTGGTGTTAACAATGCAGTCCTTATATATGACAAAGAAGGGAACTGCAAAGTTGATAAGTCTATGTATAGAGAAAAGATAGACAGTATTGTTTCAGTTCTTATTGCATGGACTGAAGCAAGAATGCATGAGTTCCAAGAAAATTGGGATGAAATATACGAAAGTGAAGAATTTGGTTTCTAGGAGGTGTATTGATGAAATTGAGCAAAATTAAAGACTTCTTAATGTTATTGGTTGCTAATTTAACAGGCATCCTTTTTTTATTAGGTTTAACCTTGGTTAATATTGCTATGTATTTAAGATTTAATGAAATAGTCGGACTAGTAGCAACAGGACTTACATTTATTTTAATTGCATTGATTATTGACCATGAATCTAAACCAGAAAGGAGGTAAAGTGATTGGGAATCTTTTTAAACAACACTCGTGATCTACAATACAATGAAGATGATTTACAAATGATGGTTCAAACACTACCAGGCTTTCAAGGACAGTCAATAACAACATATTCTTCAGTAGAAGCTATTAAGAATAGTGATATTTTTACAGCTGTTACCATGATTGCCTCTGATTTGGCTAGAATGCCTATCAGATTGATTGAAAACAAACAAATAGACTATAAACCACCCTTTGACAAAACTATTTAATATACGCCCTAATAACATGTATAACGGCTATATGTTTAAATTCATTGTTTTTGCTAATGCGTTATTAACGTCACATGGATATGTAGAAATATTTAGAGATAGAAAAGGAAATCCTAGCGGTTTGTGTTTTCGCAAAACATCAGAAGTGCAATTAAAAATCCGTCCAAATGGTGATTATTTTTATAAATTAACTTCTACATTATCTGATGGCAGTGGCTATGAGAAAGAAATTGAGTTTAACGACATGCTTGATATCAAATTTTATTCATTAGATGGTGTAAATGGATTGTCGCTTTTAGATACTTTAAGCAACACTATTGATACTGATAAAAACGGAAAATCATTTTTAAATAATTTTTTAAAAAATGGAACACATGCTGGTGGCATTTTGAAGATGAAAGGCGTATTGGATAATAAGGCAGCAAGAGATAGAGCGAGAGAGTCATTTCATAAACAATATAGTGGTACGAAACAAGCTGGTAAAGTCGTAGTAATGGATGAATCAATGTCATTTGAACAATTAGAAGTAGATACTGAAATTTTAAAACTTATACGTGACAATAAATCGTCTACACGTGAAATTGCTGGTGTCTTTGGTATACCACTTCATAAATTTGGTATTGAGCCAACAAATATGAGCATTGAAGATGCAAATTTAGACTATCTTTCAACACTTAAACCATACACAACTTGTATTTGTGCCGAATGTAATTTCAAGTTTAATAATGATTATGAAGATGGAATTCGAGAATTTAAATTCGATACAACAGAAATACGAGTTGTAGACGAAAAAACACAAGCAGAGATAGACAAAATCAATTTGGATTCAGGAAAAACAAATATTGATGAAGTTCGTCAAAGAGATGGACTACCACCAGTGCCAGGTGGATTTGGAAGTATTCATAGAGTTGATTTAAATCATGTGAACATTGAACTGGTGGATAGTTACCAAATGAATAAATCTAAAGGTACGAATAATAAATTGAAGGGAGGTGACGACAGTGAAGGGAAAGGAAATTAGGACTCTCGAATCAATAGAGGTTAGAAGCGATGATGAGAGTAACAAAATGTTTATTGAAGGCTATGCTTTAAAATACAACACATGGTCCGAAGATTTGGGCGGTTTCAAAGAAACGATTTCACCTGATGCTTTAAATGAAACAGATTTAACGGATGTTAGATGTTTAGTAGATCACATACCTTCTCAAATTATTGGAAGAACAACTGCAGATACATTAAAACTTACTAAAGATGAAATTGGTTTAAAATATCGTTGTGAATTACCTAATACCAATTATGCTAAAGACTTATACGAAAATATGCGCCTAGGAAATATCAATCAGTGTTCTTTTGGTTTTATGTTGAGTGAAGACGGTGATGAAATGAGATTTGATAAAAATAACAACATTTATCAACGTACTTTAAAGAATATAAGTCAATTAACAGACGTTTCAGTTGTCACATATCCTGCTTATAAGGATACAGATGTAGCACCTGCGTTACGAAGTATTGAAATGATAGAAAAACAAAATGAAGATATCGCTAAAAAAGAGGAATTATCTCAAAGGTTACGTAAATTACAAATTGAAAATAATATGTCTAAGAGGTGATCCAATATCTCGGTGAAGATTAACACCGTTATCAAATGAATCCGACAAGCTTACCGAATAAGGTAGAGCTTATTTTTTATTAAAAATTTTAAACTAGGAGGTTCATTATATGAACAAGAAATCAAAATTAAAAGCAGTTATTGAAGATTTACAACGTAGTATTGATTTAAAAATCAAAGTAGCAACAAGAGCATTAAATGATGATGATTTAGAGAAAGCTGAAAAGTTAGAACAAGAAATTTCAGAACTTAGAAAGCAAATTGCTGATAAGGAAGAAGAACTTTCAAAACTAAAAGATGAGAGTTCAAATGATGAGGTTGATCCATCTAATCTTGAAGCAAATCGTAACAATAATCCTGAAAAGAGAAGTAAAAAGACTCCGAACGCAAATTTATTAGGTGCAAATCATACTAGTAATGATGTATCTCAAGAAGTTCGTGATTTTACTGAATACATTGAAGCAAGAGCGGATATCCCTGGCGGTAGCTTAAAAACTGATTCAGGATATGTGGTTATTCCAGAGGAGATAGTTACAGAAATTCTTAAATTAAAAGAAGTTGAATTTAATTTAGACAAATATGTAACGGTTAAACGTGTTAAGAATGGTTCAGGGAAATACCCAGTGGTTCGCGAATCACAAGTTGCTGCTTTACCAGAAGTTGAAGAATTAGCAGAAAACCCAGAGTTAGCAGTTAAACCATTCTTCCAATTGTCGTACGATATCAAGACACGTCGTGGTTATTTCAGAATTTCACGCGAAGCAATCGAGGATAGCCAAATCGATGTATTGAAAGAATTAAAATTGTGGTTAGCACGTACAATTGCAGCTACACGTAATAAAGCAATTATTGATGTAATTCAAAAAGGTGGACCAGGTGAATTAGGTGATAACACTAAATTACAAACAATTGCAGCAGAAGGAATTGACGGACTTAAAGATGCAGTTAATTTAAACATTAGACCGAATTATGAACACAATGTAGCGTTAGTTTCTCAAACAATGTTTGCTAAACTAGATAAGTTAAAAGATAAAAATGGTAATTACTTAATTCAACCTGATGTGAAAGAAGCGTCACAACAACGATTATTAGGAGCGAAAGTCGAAATTTTACCTGATGAAACATTTGGAACTGCAGGTAATGAATCCTTAGTATTTGGTAATCTAAAAGATGCTTTAGTATTATTCGACCGTTCTCAATATCAAGCGGGTTGGACAGATTACATGCATTTCGGTGAATGCTTAATGGTTGCTACGCGTCAAGATGTAAGAATACTAGATTATAAAGCAGCGATTGTTATTAATTACACAGATGCACCTGTAACACCAGAGGCTTAATTTTAAGCCTCTTTAATTTAACAAAATTAGGAGGAATATAAAATGACAGAATTTAAAGTGAAACATATTTATAAAGATATTGAAATTGGGAAAGTTTTTAGACTTGGTGATGTTGTAAAAATGACAGTTAAGCGTGCGAATGAAATTAATGAGAAATTAAAAAAGCATGGCGTTATTTTAGAACGTGTTGAAAAAGTTGAAGAAAAAGTTGAAGAAAAAGTAGATGTAAAATCCGAAGATAAAAAATAAGAGGTGATTAAATGACAATCACTGAAGAAGATTTTAAATTATTAAAAATGCACTGCAAGGTAGATCATCACTATGAAGATGATTTATTAAAAGCTTATTATGAGTGGGCAAAAGAAGATATTGCGAGTGCAGTAACTGATGAATATGAAAAACATAAAGATTGGTTTGATAATCAGACTTCATTTAGAACTGCTGTTTTTCCACTAACAGCGTACTATTATGAGAATAGAATAGCTTTTAACGAACGAACATTATCTTATGCTCCACATATGGTAATGAGTGTAGTACATCGTTTGAGAAGTAGGTTTATTGATTACATTGGAAGTGATGAAAATGAAATTTAACTCAAATAATCTGAATGAAAGAGTATCTTTTTGCGAAGATATTAGTAAATCTGTTAATGGTTTACCATCTAGACCTAAAACAGTTGAATTATATAATTGTTTTGCTTGTATCCAAGACTCTAAAGAGACAGATACTCAAACGGCACTTTCAAACGAAAGCAAGTTTATCAAAACAATTATAATTCGTGATCCAAGAGGCGACTACAAACCGAGCAATAAGCACTATGTCTTACATGAAGGTTATAAATATAATATTAAATATTATAAACCTGATTATATAGATAAATCATTTATACGTGTTTATTGTGAGGTTACTTTTTAATGGGTGGAAAAATCGTTAAAAATACGGTTGCTGAAGGATTAAAGAGAGAATTGTTACAAATGTCTACACTAGAAAAGAGAGTCTTGAAAGCTGGAGCATCTACTATCATTCCAATTCTTCGAAAAAACACGCCACTTGGCGAACAGCAAAGGCACGCTAGGAATCATATTGCAATTTCTAATGTGAAAACAGATAGAAGTACGTTAGAAAAGTATGTCGCTGTTGGTTATGAAAAAGGGTACTCGCATCGTATTCATACAACTGAATTCGGTACAATGTATCAAAGACCACAATTATTTATTACAAAATCAGAAAAAGAAAGCAGAAATGTAGTATTCAATGCTATGAAGACTGCAATGAAAAGAGGGTTACGATGATTAAAAACATTACGAGTGAAATTTATAATGAGATAATCAAAAACAAAGATATAACACTGGCAGATAATGTTTTTAAATATATCGTGCCTGAAAATTTTCATAAAAAAACAGATAATCCAATAGTGAGAATAGTTCCTTTACCTTTTTCACCAGAAGATTACGCTGATGATCAGCAACTTTCAAGAGAATATAATTATCAAATTGATATTTGGTGGTCAGAAAACGAACCATTTGAGCAAGCAGAAATGCTTGTTTTTTTATTGGAAAAAATGAATTTCCAGGCATATTACCGTGAACCGTTATATGAAATAGAGACTCTTACATTTAGGGAAATCATTCGTGTAAATGGTACGGTTTTTTCATTAAGAGAAAATTAGGAGGAGTTAAACATGTTAAAAAACTTAAAACAATCTGAAAGATTACTAAAATTAAACCTACAGCACTTTGCTTCAAGTACTGGAGTTACAGGGATTGCAATTGGTGTATCTAATTTTTATTGGGCACCAATTAAAAAAGATAGTGAAGAAGGTATCGAATACGGTAACGGGACTCGAACAAGATTCTTAAAAGAAATTGAAGTGGAAAGACCTCAAGAATCTGAAGACGATTATGGTGATGATATCGTTGCTGCAACTGCCATTTCTAATGGTAAATTAGAAATTAAAACTACTTTTGTTACTGTACCTGCTGAACAAAAAGCATTCTTATCAGGTGCAACGAAAGGTACGGGTGGATTTAAATATAGCGCGAAAGATATTCCACCAGATGTAGGTGCTGTTTTTGAAAGACGTAACCATGATGGCTCTAGCGAATGGGTTGGATTATTTAAAGGTAAATTCACACGACCAGGAATTAAAGGACAATCAAAGCAAGATAAAATTGAATTCCAAAATGACGAAGTTGAAGGTAGTTTCATTGACCGTATTTTCGATGAAGCTTCGCATGTTACAGGTTATGATGCAAAAGGTGAAACTAAAGGTCGTGACTATGTGTTTATGGAAACATTCGGTAAAACATATGAAGAATTTATGTCTACTGTTGGAGAACAAGTTGTTCCTGCAGTTGAAAAACCAGTTGTTGCTGGTGGAGTAGTACCTGAAGCATAAGAGTGGAGGACTATTGTCCTCTACTTATTTTTATTTTGGCCAAATTAAAAATAACAATAGAAAGTTGGAAAACAAATGAAACGTACATCAATTGAACTAATAACAGGTTTTACAAAAACAGGTAAACCACAATATAAAAAGTATTTAGCAAAACCAATTCTTACATTATTTGAAACAATGCAAGGTTCTAAATTATCGATGAAAATGCAAAAAGTATTTAAAGAGCCTAACTTCGATGAATTAACAGAGGAACAATACGAAGCATTATCTGAAACAGAAAAACAAGAATACGATAAGTTACAGGAGGAATATACTGAACAAGTAATGTCTCAAATGGACGTTCTAGATGAAGTGTTTGAATTCATAACTGAAGCATTTGACGAACAATTTACAACAATTGAGTTACAAAAAGGGTTACCAAGTGGTCAAGATGGCTTTGAATATTTAGGAACTATATTAAGAAATATAACAAGTGGTGGAGAACCCAGTGATACAAAAAAGTTCGTGAGCGAGAAGACGAGTTAAAAGAAGAAGATTTAACTCCAGAAGGAGTATATAACAACTATTTAAAAGTTTCAAAACAATTAATGGAAGATGGAATGGATCCTGAAAAAATAGCGAATATGCCTATTCATTTTTTCTTGGAGATTGTAGAATCAAAAATCGAAAATAAAAAAGAAGCCAAAAGCTTTAAAGATATATTTGGTTAAGTCACTCAAACATATATGAGTGACTTTTTTTATTTATCTAATTTTAGAAGGAAAGGAGGAGTTTTATGGCGAGTCCTATTGGAAATATGGTCATAAAAGTTGATTTAGACGGTTCAGGCTTTAATAAAGGTGTCACAGGTTTAAATCGACAAATGAGAATGGTCAGTAAAGAAATGTCTGCGAATTTATCTAAATTTAGTAGATATGATAATTCTTTAGAAAAATCAAAAGTTAAAGTTGACGGATTAAGTAAACGTCAACAAGTACAGTCGAGAATTACTAAAGAATTACGTCAAAACTATGAAAAACTAAGTTCTGAAACTGGAGAAAATAGTGCTAAAACTCAAGATGCTGCTTCAAAGTATAATGAAGCTAAAGCAAAGTTAAATCAATATGATAGAGAATTATCTGAAGCAACTACCCATATGAAAGAATTAAAAAGAGAGCAAAGAGCTTTAAATAGTAATATGGGTAAATTGGGTGCATCTTTTAGTAAGTTTGGTCCAAAAGTCAAAGGTGTAGGCGATGGCATGAAAAACGTTGGCCGATCAATGAGTATGTATATAACGGCACCAGTAGTTGCTGGATTTGGATTATCTATTAAAAAGGCTGCTGATTTTGAAGGGCAAATGTCTCGAGTTGGTGCAATTGCTGGCTCAAGTAAAAAAGAGCTTAAAAGTATGAGTGACCAAGCAATAGAACTAGGTGCTAAAACTTCATTATCTGCTCAAGAAGTTGCAAGCGGTATGGAAGAATTAGCAGCAATGGGATTTAGTGCAAAGCAAATAATGGGAGCAATGCCAGGTGTAATTTCAGCTGCTGAAGCTAGTGGAGCAGATATGGCCACAACTTCAAAAGTAATGGCATCTTCAATCAACGCTTTTGGTTTAAAAGCAAGTGATGCTTCACATGTAGCTGATGTTTTAGCAGAAGTAGCCAATCGTTCTAGCGCAGATATTAATGATATGGGCTATGCAATGAAATATGCTGGTACACCAGCCAAAGCTTTAGGTGCATCATTAGAAGAAACCAGTGCTGCAATTGGAATAATGACAGATGCAGGATTAGATGGTTCTCAAGCTGGTACTTCATTAAGAGGTGCTTTAATTAGATTATCTAAACCTTCAGAGAAAGCATCAAAACAAATGGAAAAGTTGGGAATTCATCTCGAAGATAGTAAAGGTAAATTCGTTGGAATGCCAAACTTAATTGGACAATTTAATAAGGAATTAAAAGGCATGTCAAAAGCTGAAAAGTTAGCTAATATTGCTGGAATAGTAGGTACAGAATCGGCATCAGGTTTCTTAGCATTAATGGAAGCAGGTCCGAAAAAGATGTCTAAGTTTACTAAATCGTTAGAAGAGTCTGATGGTGCTAGTGCAAAAGCAGCTAAAAGAATGAAAGATAATCTGAAAGGTTCGCTAGAACAATTAGGTGGAGCCTTTGAATCATTAGGAATAATTATAGGTAATATGTTTTCACCTATCTTAAGGAAATTGGCAGATAGTATTTCGTGGGTTGTTGAAAAACTTAATGGAATGCCTAGAGGAATTCAAATTGCTTTAGTATCATTAACTGCTTTAGCAGCTGCAATTGGACCAATTGTTTTTGCATTTGGTGCTTTTATAAGTGTAATTGGCAGTGCTATGACAACATTAGGACCATTGTTAATTGGCATTAGTAAAGCTGGTGGAGTAATGGCATTTCTATCTGGAAAAGTAGCTACTGCTATTAGGATGTTTCCAATGTTAGGTAGTGCAATAACGCTTGCAACTGGACCTGTTGGTTGGATAGTAGCTGGAATAGCAGCATTTGGTGTTGCTTTAGTAGTTGCTTATAAAAAGTCGGAGACATTTAGAAATATTGTCAATAAAGCAGTAACTGGTGTAATGAATGTTTTTAAAGCAGCTAAGATTGCATTGCAAGGTTTCTTCCAATTATTCAAAGGAAATGGACAAGATGGTGTCATTACATTATCAAAAATTTTCCCTCCAGATATTGTTGTTGGGATTACAAACTTCGCAAATAAAGTTAAGGCAACATTTTTCCAAGTTGTAAATGCTATTAAAGGTTTTGCTACACAAATAGGCAATCAACTATCAACATTCTGGAAACAAAATGGAACTCAAATTACACAAGCTGTTAAAAATATCGGACAGGTAATTGGGATTGTATTTAGTACAATTTGGAATTTTGTGATTAAACCGATAATGACTTTGATTTGGAACCTAATGAAAACTATTTGGCCAGGCATAAAATGGCTGGTTAAATCTGTCTGGGATAATATCAAGGGAGTTATATCAGGTGCTTTAAATGTAATTATGGGCGTAATTAAAGTTTTTGCAGGATTATTTACTGGAGACTTCCGAAAAATGTGGGAGGGCATCAAACAAATTTTCAAAGGTGCACTTCAATTAATTTGGAACGGAATCCAATTGATGCTTGTTGGAAAGATTCTAGGAGCAGGAAGAGTTTTTATACAATTATTTAAATCTATACTTAGTGGTGGTTGGAAAGCAATTATAAGTATATTTAGAAATTCACTAGGATTTATTTATAAAGCAGTTTCAAGTGGGTTCTCAAAAACTTATAGTTTTACTAAAAGCATATTTACACTCATGAGAAAGTCAGTAAATACAATTTTGGATCATATGAGAACTGGAATCAAAAATATAGTCCAATCTATTTATGCAATTATTAAAAATGCATTCACAAAATC